CTGGCCACCACTCCCTTTTGATAATGGCTGATTCTTCAGATGCAGGATCTTGCTGGTACTGAGCACTCCACTTGCCCACAGGCAGTTCAGCCTTCAGGGACTCAAGTTGCTCTATCGGCCAGAAACCAGGCCAAAGGGATTTACCGCTAGGGAGTATTGCAGGAAATTCGATTACCTCCCACTCATCACTCCCACCTCTTTCTATAGATGCTTTTAAAATGCTTCCCGTTAAATCCTTTTTCGACCAACGGGTCATCACTAAGCATATGGCACCCCCAGGCTGTAACCTCTGACGAGGACCCGAAGTATACCATTCATACGTTTTATCATATACGGATGGATCATTCAGTGCGGCTTCCTGCTCAGAATGTGGATCATCTACAATCAAGATGTCGGCACCCTTACCTGTTACAGCACCACCCACACCAATAGCAAAGTAGTCTCCATCTCTGTTAGTGTTCCATCTTCCTGCAGCCTTAGAATCTGTACTCAAAGACACTTCCGGAAATATCTTTTGATAATCTGCAGAGCCTACCAAGTTACGGACTTTACGACCAAAGCCTACTGCAAGTTCTGCGGTATGTGCCGTCTGGATAACTTTGCGATCTGGAAATCTGCCCAAATACCATGCAGGAAAAAGATGTGATGCAAATTCTGATTTCGTATGACGAGGAGGCATATTTACAATTAGCCTTTTCAGGGACCCCTCTGCGATTCTATTAAACGCATCTGCCATAACCCCATGGTGGCTACCTTCAATAAAAGCTGGCCAGACTTCTTTTACAAAATCCATAAAGTCCTTCTGGGCAGATGTACGAGATCGAGCATCCTGCAGTTCATTTAGTAATCCAAGAATTTTTTTTTGCTCGCTTGGAGGAAACGAATTAATACTTTGAGTTATTGTAGCTAGATC